TCGAGTAACTTCCGAAACACCTTGCTCAATCTTAGATTTAAACTCAAACACACTCCTTTGGGAGATATAGTCAGCCTGTTCAATATGCCCTTGGTATCTAAGCTCCGCCACTGCCTTGGACGCTTGAATCCCCGCATCAGTCAGCGCGGCTTGAAAACTAACCGACCCGAGGTCACTTCCCATTGAGGCAAAAGTTGCTTTCATCTGAGCCGTTGATCTCTCCGCTTCTTCTCGGGTGTCCGCTATAGCCGCGGACATCTCAGAAGCTGTGCCTTTGCGGGCATTTTCTAATTGTGCGAGGTCATGCTTTAACCAGTAGTCCGCCCACTCATCCTCAATGTCCATATAAGTAAGGTTATACCCTGCGGTAGTTAAGTCATAATCAGCTGCCTGATTCATAAGGTTTGCTTGCTTTCGCTTGATTTTTGACTGTCCTATTGCAGACGCTTTTATTGCAGCGGCTTGTCTTTTGCTCGCTTTGTCTGATTTAAACATACCAAAAGCTTGTAGTCCTAATGAGGCTCCACTTATTGCCAGCGACAGCCAGTGCATCCGAAGATGTTCTTGGTGAACAAAGAACTTATTAAACTGGTGTAAGAAGGATTTCATCGTGATTGATTGATCTCTGGCATTAAAGATACCACGGTTAACGGATAGGGCAAGTCCTGAACAATATATAAATCAGACTTTCTGTCCCATCCTGAGCGAAACTCAACTCGTTTGTCGTCAGATTCTAAGTCTGGTCCTGTGTTCATAATTCGTCCTGTGTTTGAAAACTCTTCCAAATCAAGGTCATCTAAAGACACCCCGTACTTAAATCCTAGAGAGTTTCTTACTCTGACAGTTAGAGCGTGTGTTAATCTACGCTTGCCCTGATTTGTGCCTGCTATGCCTTCAACATTAATCTCTAAAGGACGTATAATTCCTTTGTATCGCCACCCAACGTACACATAGTTGCTTGCTGCTTGCTGAAGGGTAAAACCATTACCCGTAATTGTTACATCAGGCTGAATCGCCCCATCAGCAACGACCGACACAGTTTTACCATTAAACCTCGACAAAGACGCGTCCGTAATAGTCGTCGTAGGAGTTCCGCCAAGAGCCACTTTGGTAGCAGAATCAAGATAAACCATAGACTCTTTGTCTTGTGGGTGTGAAGGTTTAAACGGGGATGCCAAGCGTTCAATCGTTTTTTGATCTCCTCTTTGAACGAGCGCATAAAGCCAGTCCTCTTTTTTATCAATTGATGGTAATGAAATAACAGATTCTACATAACCTATCTCCTCTATTGCATCTTCGCCTGTTAAAGCGGGTATGCCTGTGCTTTTGAACACGGTGTATTTATCATTGGTGCTTGCACCATATAATGTAAAGTCTGTAGTGTTTCCCAATATTCTGTAACACGCTCCGTTCGTCAATGACTCGCCTGTGCTTAACGTCCTTCCGCCTATAACATGTTGAGTCCAAGCGTAAACTTCCTGCTGTTTCTCGTATGTTAAACAAGCTAACTTCCCGTCTAGTCTAGCAATCCATAAAGTAGACACAGGTTCTTGTTTGTAGCAAAAATCTACCGCTTCTGTGCCGTCTTTTTCAAAAATATGGTCAGCTAAAATAGTGGTGTCTTGCGCTTCATATCCGTTTACTCGAATGTTAAAACCTACTTGATTAACTCGTTTACCTGATCGCTGAATATAAAGAAGGTCTGTTCCTACTAAGATAGGAGGTATGATAGTTCCTTTGGACTCCTCTGGAGTTACTCTTAAGTTTGTAGGCGTAATTGGATCGCCATCTGAAGGAGAGCGCCCTCTTTGTAATCCTGTTTCTGTTCCTATTAACAAATCATCTTTAGCAGTGATTGTTCTGACAATAGGTGTTCGATCTGCCTTAACTTTATAACTAATACCAGAAGTAGCTAAAACTTGAGCATCTCCTGTAAGCGGGGCAAAGTTATCTTGCTCCCCTGTTACACTTGAAAATATATGGTCAGGGTACGCTGGACCTCCTGTTAGGAGCTGTCTTTGCTGATAACCCTCTCCAGAAAAAGGCTGGCTCGCTGAAGCACTTCCATCTCCGCCTAAATAAGCACCTAAAAACCATGTTTCAGTGTTTCCACTATTAGCGATGTTTTCACTGCCGGGCTCTCTTGGAGGGGCACTAGATGGAGTAACTTTTACAGAGGTAGCTGTGTTTCCAGAGTCATGTACTATTTTAACATTTAATGTTTGTGAGCCTAAAATAAGTAGCACCCAGCGTCCAACATCAGGAGATGAGGAAAGACTTGCATTAAACAGGCTTGCACTGGCAGTAAGCTGAGCTGTATTAATAGAGTCAGTTACCGTAAGCTGTCCTGTTAATGTAGTTGCTGAAACAGAGCTATCTAAAGAATGAAGCGGTTTGTAATTGTTAGCTATTCCAGTGTCGTGCGATATATAATATTGAGCACCAGCAAAAGCGGTTAACGACACTGTGTCAAAAAGAGTAGTTGTTCCTGTGGTTCCTTCATAAAAGTCTCCTTTTACCCAGCTCTTTTTTCCATCGTTAGCGTCGGTCATGCGATAATAGGCTTTTTCAAAAAGAGAAGAAAACCCCGCTATTCTAGAACCTAGTTTGCCTGCTGTCGGTGCATTACGTTGAGGAGCTAAATCAAAAACAGCGTCGCGGATTATATAGCTTACAGGTTCTACAATTAATTGCTGACCGCTAGAAACTGTAATTACTTCACCAAGATACCAGTCACCACCAACTTGCCATTCAATGAAATCACCTATATTAACAGAGGCAAAGTCTGTAGATACGGAAGAATCAATCTGAACTCTGTAGATAAAATTAGACACCGACAACTGAATGTCATTTCGATCAGTAGTGACATAAGGACCGTTTTTAAATTCTCTGATAGACCACGCCCATGTTGTGTCATCTGTCCGAACAAGTTTGCGTGGGTAGTATCTAGGATGGTAGAAATATATTTCATTGCTTTCTGTCTCTACCGTTACGTCCCATATATCCGCCCCTGCCCATACATTAGATGTTTGGTTTAGCTTTAAGACGCCCGCTCTGTCGTAAATGTTGCAAAAACCGTCGCCCATTTCTACAATGTAAGCAGCGTCACTTGTAGGAACAAAGTCAAAAAGCCGAGACGGGCTAGTAATACTAGGAGCGGCCGAATCGCGAACATAATAAAATCCGCCACGAAAATCAGCGGGTCCTTTAGGATCAATTAAAAAATTAGTTAGTTCTTTTGCTCCATTTCGATACTGTGGGATATCTGTTCGGCCATAGCCTAACGGTGAAATCTCCCCAGCAGTGAAGTTAGTCTGGATTGGATCTACCTCTGGCATTATGCTAAGTTTGGATATCTAGTCGGTTGAAGTCCCGCTTCATGAGAATTAGTCCACTCATTGGCAGCAATAGTCTTTTGGTAATCTTCCTTAGAGTCAATGCTTCGGGCTTCTGCAAATTTTATTCGGAACTCGTTTTCTATTCGGTCATATAATGACCCATCCCCTGAACGGGAAAAAGCTAGTTCTTTTGCTAGTTGTAGTGATATGATTTCATTTAAGGAATCATCTAAGAGGTCTACGTTTTCTTCGTCTTTTATGTATTTAATATACAAAATAGACTCGTCAGATAATATATTTTGACCTTCTAATTCCCATTCATTAATTGCTGCTCCATCTCGTTGGTCAACTACTAACCAAAGACGCAAGCAATCAGAAGGGAGTGGAAATTGATAGCCCCATTGAAACTCAGGCTTAGTCGCTAACGGCGCTAATGTAGCACGTTTACGTAATCGTTTCCAAGGGTGCGATCTTAAAACCTTACGCCGTGAAATGTCGTACCGGTTTTTTAATAAATCTGCTGTAGGTGTTCCGTCATTTAAAGACGAGATTAACCTGTCACCAAGTCGGATCAGGGCATCATTGCATATGTCTAAACTTGTTCCGGGCATGGGTAAAAAAGGGGCAGGGGTTAACCTGCCCCATTAAGATTATTGAATAACGTAAACAACTCCAGTAATGGAGTCGCCCGCTGATAAGGCAGCTCCGCCAACTGTAGCCACTAATGAAAATTCATTAACAGGTAAGTCGAGGTATGCTACTTCAGCAGTTCCGTCATGCAGTTTTAAGTCTTTAACTCCAAGAGCACCAGAAGCCAAGCTTACGGTAGAACCTCCTGAGAAAGAATCATCATCAGTAACAGCTCCTGTGCCACTTACGTCAGTAGAACCATGTCCTACCTTTAAAGTTGCAGAAGCTCTCGCTGTATTTGTAATTGCACCTACGCCAACGGCTCTGGTTGCTTTTACACGAGCCAATTCTACGGTGTCTCCGATAGAGACAGTCCCAGCGGCTGTGAAAGTAAAAGCAACTCCACGAACTCTCCCAAGCAAATCAGCTTCGGAAATATAAGTGTTGTCATCGCTATCAACGGAAGTGATTTGGGTCGATTTGTTATTATACGCCATAATTTTTTACCTCCTATTAATCTAAGCAGTTAAGTTTTGCTACACACTCACCGTGCATACGGACAGCGTCTGCCTGCAAAGCAAAATACACATAAGGTATGTTTTTCTTACCTGTGTCTTTCCAGATGTCTAAGCTCAAAGACTTAGCTTGAGAAAAGATAAGTGCTTCTTTTTTAGCAATGATACACTGACGAGGATCGCCAGATGTTCCAGCACCTTTGAGTCTCTCAAAGTGACGGAAACGGAATCCCATGAATGTAGTGATGTTACCTTCAGCAAGACTCTTACGAACTGCATAATCGCTATTGATTACCTTATCAATTCCTAATAGTTGCTCAAACTGAGAAGCTCCTAACCAAACATCAAGAACTTCTTCTTGAGAAATGGCTTCTAGTCTCATCATTGTGTAACGAACTGCTTTTAACTTATCTAGTGTAATACCAGAGTTAGTTGCCGCTCCACCCGGATTGTAGTCAACCGCAATGTCGATTCCTTCAACATCTCCTGCGTCTAACTGGTAGTCCCCTACAGTTGTGATTGGGTTACTTGCACCTTTAGAAAGATTACCAACAGTGATCTTGCCTGAATTAGTGCTTGCATAAGTAATTGGAGTTGCGCCTGCTTTACCTGCATAAGCTGTTCCAAAAATATTGTCACGAACAATGTCATCCATCTTACGGTGTCCAGAATGACGCATTTGCGAAATAACGGGAGCAGTAGGATCGGTCAACACTCGTGTGAGGTCTTTTGGTTCAATGTATTTACCTAACTCATAATTACGAGTCTGGGTTCTACGTCTATCAAAGCTTACTTCTGATTGTGGGTTATCACCGTATCTTGTGATATCCTCTTTCATTTCCTCGGCCATGCCGATTCTGTCATAATAAGCATACTCGCTGTCTTGTGTCTCCATTCTAAAGGAGTCTACTAGACGGACATCTGTTTGTTGAAAGGCTTCTGAAAACCCTGCTTTAAACTGATTAACTTTTACTACATCTAATGCGGAGGAGCCTGTTCCACCGCCACTTGAAATATTATAACTCATTTTATATATATTTTGGTTTATTGTGTGTTTGGTGAAGCTCCCCTGCTTGGCAGGACCTCGTGATCTTTACCAGATCAAGGCCGACTTTGTCGGAGTCAAAGGACAATAAAAATCGCTACCCTTAAAATTAAAGGTAGCGATGTATTGGCAATTGTAAAGCAGAAATTATCTAAAAGCATTTTCATACAATAGATTTCGCTGTTCTAGCATCCTATTGTATTCACTTTGTTCTGCGGGAGTTGCATCATTACTAAGCATCTTACTTAACAATGTCTTCCACTCAGCCGAGTTCTCAAACTGCTGGATGGACGCTTCTCCGCCCTTGCCTGCTGCATAACTTGAGTTTAAACCAGCGGGTGCATCTTCCATCATCATTGAAGCCGCTTTCTGAAAAGCATTAATAATTGCAGGGTTGTTAGAAACAGCAGGATTATCTGTTAAAAACTGAGCTAACTCTTCCCCGCCAAGTCTATCCGCTGCTGCGTTTGCTTGTTTTAAATGAGACTCAAACCTATCGCCAAGATTCTCTCTTAGCTGGGCTAGGCCTTGCTCAATTTGAGCCTTTTGTGCTTCTTGTGCTCCGGTTGATTTGGATTCGAAAAATTCACCTAATTTCTCATAAACTGACTTCGCTTGATCCGAGTTAAGACCATTGCTAAAAGCCATGTCTTTAAACAACTCAGCCACTTCTTTGGCGTCATCTGGTGCATCGTCTCCAATTCCGAAATCATAAGCATCCTTTTCCGCAGGGACACCGAAATGCTCCCGCATGTAATTTAATCTATCTTCAGGTGAAGCGTCTTCCTTTAATTTAGGAATTTTCTCCACTCCAATCATTTTTTGTGCATTAACGGTCATTCCCGCTAATTTATCAATGGCTTCTTGGGCAGAGGCTGCCTGTAGCCCGCTAATTGTTGGACTGTTCCTAATATCGTCACTTGCGATAGAAGTTCTCCAATCAATTGGTTTGTTGTCCGTAGGGTTTGACTCAGTTATGCCAGCTTGGCTACCAAGACCCCCTAGTGGTGCAGACGCTTCAGCGCTCCCTGACCCTTCAGTTGCTTGACCTTCACTCATACATTCTTTCTTCTAGTTCTGTTAAGACCTGCTCAGGAATATCTTCCTGTTTAAGTCCTATATGTTTCATTATGGAATACCCTACCCGTCTGCGCTCGTCTGCTCGACTAAGCTCTTCAAGGGAAGTGCCTCCTAAATACCTCGTAACACCCAACAAACTCATTAGGTGTCGTAATACGATTTGTGATTCTTCTGTCTCTCCGCTAAACAATCGCTTGTAAGCTTGAGGGACACTCATAGATGTCTTTTTTGCCATAGATTATTGCAGGACATTTAGTCCAGAAGCCTTAGCTGCTGCAATGTCTTTCATAGCACTAGCCGCTGGTTGCATTGCTGCTCCGGCTGCCGCTTGCTGTTCGACTTGCTGTTGCTGTGCTTGCTGTTCCTGCTGAGCTGCCATCTCGTCTGGAGATAACATGAACTCTGGTGGAACTCCTCGGTACGCCGCTAATTTCTGAACCAGTTCTGGCCACTTCATTCCCTGAGCTACGGCAGGATCAATCTGCATAAGCGGAGTTATGTCCTGAACAAAGCGTAGCATTAAGTTACCTTTGGTCCCCATTTGAGCACTTGCCGCAGGACTGACATACTCAATAGTTAAGCCCTGACCTGAAATAGAGGCCGGAGGTTCTGGTATTTTATCATGTTCTTCTAATATTTTGTATGTATACCGAACCTGTGGCCCTAAAAGCTCTCGTTCAATACGACCAAGAATTGCACCCATTTGTCGGAACATTTCTTCACGATCATCTTGAACTTCAAAAACTGATTGTCTCTCTTTTTTCTTCGGTCTTAACAACCAATCAATGAAAAAATCTTTTGCAATCTTTTCTTGCTTCTGCTGAAGCATTTCCAATGTAATGTTAAAATCATTCCCTCCAGTCAACTGTTTTGGGTCTGTTGCACCCGGTGTTCTAAAAATCATCGCTCCGGGCTTATAGGCTATAGGCAGCATAAAGCTGTCGTCGTCAAATACGGTAGGGGGACGATTGCTTAACTGAGCACCCACAAGCAATTCTTTTTGCATTGTCTGGAGGGACAGGATGTCGGGTAATGCGACTAAGCCGGGGCTGATGCCATAAACATCCCCCGCAATCTTAGACCAACGCGCCGTGTGATATGGCATAAAGTCATTTCCACCCATTTTAAACACCCACCGATGTTGTTCTGAAAAGTATATGCTGTGGAATTTTTTTCGTAAGTTTTTCTTACGAACAGGTTCTGCGTCTGTGTTTGGGAATGTAGCATGAGTAACAACAATT